CAGTCCCCGTACAGTCACGGACATCGTGATCCCATCGTTGTTCCCGATGCCAGCGTTCGTTTCCAGCGTATAACCCTGGCGTATACTTGTGGAAAGGTCCATCTAGTACCTCGCTTAGTGTGTGTGTGTGTGAGTATTCGCACATCAGTCGAAACGAACTACTAGCAACCTCCCCCCACATTATATCCGCCTAGACGGGGAACCTTACGAAAGTTCGGTTTCGGTGTTCTGGTGGACCTGGACGACTACGTCCGTAACCTTGTCCCATGCCTCTTGTTCTGTGATGAGGCCATTAGCCAGTTGATCCGCTACTTCCGACACTAATCGCATGGCGTGCATTTTCTGTTCGTCAGTCATGGGGTAGATCCTTCCAAAAGGAGTGGATTGTCCCCCGTCTAGACAGATTCCATATTCACAACCACTAGCCCCATCACGGCCTAGTAGTATCCCACACCCTATCCGCCGGGGTTCGTACTCCGGGCCGGTGTGTGTTCCTAGCGCATCCCGTTCCTATAGCACGGCTAAACGCTAGTGGTTGTGTCGGCGACGCTAGATAACTAGTCGTTAAAAGTTCCCGCCGATTTCGGGGACCTACCGGGGGGTATATACTCGCCCCGGCCAACGCACCCACTATGGTCCTAGTTCACACACGGCCTAGCTAGCGCCGATTTTGTGCCCGTATCTAGGCGGTACTATGTGCGGTACTGATTAAATGTGTCGTATGGCATTTCCCGGTATATGGGTTACTTGATCCCGATTTGGGACCGTATGTTGGCAACAACCATGCAAGTACTGTGCCACCATGCCGTACTCGTGTAAAATACATATTTTTAGTGGTATCATATAGTACTGTGGTGCAATTATTGCGCTGATTTGTAACGTTGGCATAGATATTGCTCCCTTCACCTAGTGCAATAATTGCGTTCTAGGGGCCCCGATCGGGATCAGTACTCGGTATATAGTGCATAAATTGCGCGTACGCAATAATCATGCCAGCACCCTAGATGAAATAGTTTTGGCATGGTATTTGCTAGGATGGGGTTTCGCGTATAGTTGTTTATGCGTTCATTATATAAGGCGATGGGATGCGTTGTATCTCTTTGTATAATGTAGTACTGTGGCGTGATGGCTAGATGTCATGTGATACCACGCACTAGTTGTGGGGCGCTAGTATGTACTGCATGGTCTAGCGATGTATCTAGTTGTATCGCGTGGGACCAAATAGTCCCCAAAAGTACGGGGAACCCCCCGCGCACGCGCGGGATATAGATCTCGACGTCAGAAGATTTCAGAATAAAAATTCCTTACGTCCATTATCTTATGTGCATTATTCACATGAGGGGAGCGGTGGCTGCGCCGTTGTGTGTTCGTGTGGCGCAAGTGGACAGCCGGGATATTATCGGATTTAGCGCGCTGGCTAGCGCCAGGAGCTTGACAACTGGGCCGCCGGGCTGTATATTTGGGGTATGGATTCCGAGTACGCTGTGCTGCCAGTTCAGCAGCTCTGGGCCACGCGCCAGGCTGTGGAGCAAGAGATCAAAGATGGGGAGTTCTACGCTGAGATTGCTGGGCGGCATGGGCTTCAGCCAGCACAGGTAATGGCTATCGGGAACAGCAAGCTTTCACAAGAGCAAAGGGGGGCGGGTCCTAATGGCTCGCAGTGACAACTGTCCGCCAGCCGCAGAGGAATCTGCGAGTCGGTCCCTACCCCCCATTTCCGCCTGGGATGAGATCTCGCAGGAAGAGTTCGATAGGCTGTATGAGGATCTGGAGAAGGCATGAGAGGTAGACAAGGGCGTCGAGAGGAGTTTTCCTCTAGTGTTCTAGTAGGCGCTTTGGGTGAAGCTTCTACGGTAGAACAGGCTGCGGCTTTGGCCGGTTGCAGCGCTCCTCTCATTCATCACCGTGCTAAGAAAGATCCCGCTGTCCAAGCGGCTGTAGATGCGCAAGGTGAGGAGCTAACCGCACAGATAGCCGACGCTCTCATACAACATAATGGTAAGCTCGCTAAGGTCGCTAAGCAGCTGGGGATGTCCTCGCCGCAAGCAGTTCGCTATCATGTGATTCGTTCGCCCGTCTTGCTCGAAGTGTGGAACGAGGCTCGCGAGAACATGGTGGACACGGCAGAGGATAATATCTTCTCGGCCGTTGAGCAAGGGGATCTAGGGTATAGTTGGAAGGTTCTGCAGACCCTCGGGAAGCAGCGAGGTTACACGGAGCGGAAAGAGATTGATAAGACTGTCGTGCATAGCTTGGATCAAGCGACGACTGGTTCGCTCGTGGGCCTGCTGAACAAGCTCGCTTCCACGCATCCCGATGCCGTGGAGGCAGAGTTCTCTGAGCTGACGGACGAAGAGCGTCTGGTGCTGGGAGAAGCAATCGAAGCGGAGGCTGCTGGGTGATAACAGGCAACGACCTTCGGAGCTTGACGAGCCAAGAGCCCTCTGCTGGGACTGCCTCTCCGAAGGAAGTCGCACAGGCGCTCATTGCCAGGAAGAAGGCGCAGAGCGGCCTCGTCGATTTCGCTCGTTACATAGACCCGACGTACGAGTCGTTCCCAGTTCATAGCTTGATTGCAGAGAAGCTTGAGGATGTGGAAGCTGGGCGGCTTCGCAGACTTGCTGTCTTCATCCCACCTGCCGTGGGCAAATCTCGTCTTTGTTCGGAGCTCTTTCCCGCGTGGGTCATGGGCAGGAATCCAACGTACGAGCTAATCGAGGGCAGCTACAACAAGGACAAGGCTGCTGAGTTCGGCGGCATTGCACGCGACATAATCCAGGATCCTCGTTATGGACTGCTCTTCCCAGAAACTGAAATCTCTGCCAAAGCTGCAGCAGCAGATGCTTGGAAGACTACTCTCGGAGGAAGCTACAAGGCCTCCGGAGTCGCTGGTGGAATTATTGGATTTCACGCGCACATTGCTATCATCGACGACCCGTTCAAGAACTATGACGAGGCAGCAAGCCTTGCACATCGTGAAAGCGTGTGGAATTGGTACTCCGCCGTTCTCCTCAACAGACTACGATCGTATCGCGAAGGCAGTGGTTCAGTTATCCTGATCATGCAACGGTGGCACGATGATGATCTGGGCGGCAGGGTGGAGAAGCTGAACGAAGCAGGAGAAGAGGACTGGGAGGTCCTTGCTATTCCTTCCATCGCAGAAGAGGGTGATCCGCTGAATCGCGCAGTGGAGACAGCACTTCTTCCAGAGGGACCTAACCGACGACCTTTGGAAGAGCTTTATGCGATAAGAGCCCGCCATCCAGTCCTCTTCCAAGCCCTTCACCAACAGAAGCCAGTTAGCGACGAGGGTGAGATGTTCCGCCCTGATTGGCTGTTGGAGTACGGCGTTGATGAGTTGCCCTCGCGCCTCGTCTGGTACGGGGTGAGTGACTGGGCATTGACGAAGGGCAGTGGGGACTTCACCGTGCACATCGTGTTCGGAGTAGATCCGAAGGGGCATATCTGGATCACGCACTTGAGTCGGAAACAGACAGATATTCTAGAAGGTGTGGAGAACTGCATTGAGCTGATGCAAGCGGAAGAAACAGGGCAGCGTCCGATAAGGTGGTTCTGTGAGCGAGTTGCACTGCAGAAAGCGATTGGCCCAGTTCTGCGGAAGCGCATGATGGACGAGATGGTCTTCACGATCCTTGATGATGTAAGCATATCTGGGATGGGAGGGAAGGATGCTCCTGAGCGTGCGGGCAGTATTGCTGGAGCGATGCAGATGGGTTACATTCATGTCCCTGCGAACGCTCCGTGGCTTGGAGCGCTCAAGCATGAGATCTCGCGGTTCCCTCGCGGCCGTTACGACGATCAAGTGGACGGCCTGGCCATCGTTGGGATGAAGCTACAGAGCCTGCGCGGCATGGCCGCTGAGGTAATAACGCCACTAGGCATCCCCATTATCAAGCCTGCTGTCTATACATTCGACCAGGCGATGGGTCGTCGTCGCGCTATGGGCGCGGGAAATGCTCGCAGGAACGAGACGATTATGTTACCTGCTGAACCGACAATAGACTGGCCGGAGATGTGTCTTGACTGATGTGAAAAAATCACAGCAGGTAGCGGTGGCAGACGCCACTCGTGCATCGCTTGGTCGTACGTCGGTAGGGCGTAGGAAGAAGCCTCGAACTACAGAGGCTCGACTGATGCGTCCTGATCAGTTGCCGCAGGCGGATAGGGAGGCTTTGAAGAGAGGGCATTATCCCGACCAGTCCAAGTTGATGGCCCCTGAAGACCTCCCCTTCATAGAGAGGCTGTTCAGAGGGGAGGAGATGCCGTTTGATATTGGGGGGCCAGTAAAATCCTTGGCAAGGGCTGCGGGAAAGGTGAGGGTGGCGCGGCTTACTGGAGCCGAGGGAGCGTATTTTAACGACCTCACAAGAGCAGATATTAAAGAACTGAAGGAGCTTGTTCCTTCCATTCGGGCATTTGGTTCACGGCGTGATAAGACGGGAAGATTCGAGGAAGTACCATTAACATTAGAGATCGCAGAAAAAGACATGTCGGGATTGGTTGAGTATTTAGAATCGACATGGCGCTTGGAATCACGGGCTGTTGGCGGTCCTGGTACCAGCACTCTTCCGCCGACCTTTGCTCGGCCAGAACTCCTTCTCAACCGGTTCAAGTAGCCCGATGACTGAACTCATTTATAATGCTACAGGTGAGATGGCTAAGGAGCATGTTAGTCATGTAGCGAAGGATTGGTCTGATAAGTTCCAGGAGGGTTATAGGTTCGCTAGGGAGAC